TTACTTTCCATTGAGTCCATCATTGAACTACAGTAGTTTTCTATGTACGCAACACTAATGTTTATAGTAGCAAGTTGTTCTTTGGTTAGTTGCTCAAGGTTATCTTTAGATTTCTTTATAACTTCAAGTACGACACCTAGAAACTTCTCTACTTGTTTAGGAGTAATAGTATCATTTTGAGTGAGTTCTAGTAGTTTATTTAGTTTTTCTAGTTTGTCATTCATTTTGAGTTATTCACATATTGACTTGATAATTTTTATATAGTGTGGTATAGATAAGGTATGATTACATTTATCATTATAGTTGCTTTAATCACTCTTGTTGGTTATATTGCACACTTTATTGTTTTCGGAGATTTGCAAGACTATTAAGCAATTGCTTTTTAGCTGTTTCCGAACCACTAGCAGACAGTATTTTCTTTACTACTGGCTCGCTTTTTCCAACGAGTATTGCAACATCTCTAACTAATTTAGGTGTTAATATTCCTGCTGTAATAGACCTAATAGCTTCCGCAGCACTTAGACCCTCTGGGCTTCTTTGTAGAGATTTTGTACTTATTTCTCTAACAGCAGATGTTGTTTTAAAGTCTTGTGCAGATTCACCAATTCTATTAAAGAAGTCATTTACAGTCTTTTCATCAAGGCCTGTTAGGTTTTGCTTTTCAATTTTCTTCGCTATTTTATTTATTTCTTCTGCATTCTTAAATTTAACATCTCCATATATGTTTTGGATAGCGTCTGCTAGTCCAATATCTTTGGAGTATTGTTTATTTATTTCACTTAATTTATCTGTAGAGTCAGTTATTGCACCACGAACAGCACTTGCTAAGTCTTTGACCCATATATTGTAAGATAATCTCTCGTCTGTTGTGGCTGTTTTATATGCAGAAGATGAAATATCATCAACTAATTTTCTTAGTGATTTTCCATCTAGTTCAGCATTAGATAATTTATCAACAAGGTTAGATGCCTTTTGTATGTTTGCTGGGTCTGAAAATTCAACATTACTAAATACTCTTTGACCATTTTCTAATGAAATACCACTATTATCTAGGAATTTTTGGATATTAGACCTAAATACTTTTCGTTCAATATCTGTTTTTGAAAGTTGTTCAAGACCTTTTCCAAATGCGGTGCTTGCTTCTTTTCTTAGTTCACTTACACCGGTCATATATTCTTTAACTTGGTTTTCTAGAACTTTATCTGAACCACTTACTTCCAATATCTTAGAAATTTCTTCTGCTTTTTGTGGATTATTTATTATATCATTCAGTGTATTTACAGATACACCAGATAAACCAGAAGCAATATTTTTTGATATTATACTTAGAGGTTCTATTATTAGTTTTTTAGCAAGCAGTCCTGCTACTGGTAACGAAGCACCCATTGCTGTTCCTAATCCTGGTTTAAATGCTTCACCGACTGTTTTATTTGGATTTTGAAGACCTGTAGCGACATCATAAACATATCCAGTACCAGCACCAGACAATACTTTACCAGTTACATTAGCAAGTGCCTTTCCAGCACCAAGATTAGTAGCACCTTTCTCAATTAGAGAAGCTGTTTTTTCTACTGGTATAAGGTTTGCACCTAATTGTAATGCAGAACCGATAACTTCCTTATTAGTTAAGTTATTTACATTACCTGCAGTAGTAACTTCTTGACCCGACTGTGCTATATGTTCATTTAGTTGTGCTAGAGCATTTTCTAATTTACTTGTGTCTTTACCAAGTGCTTTATCTGCTTTTATTTGCTGTAATAATTGACCTTGTATACCAATAGATTGTTCTTGTGCTTTAGCAACGTCTTCTTGAGTACCCATAGCATTTGCTATAGATTGTCCAATACCTTGTGCTAATTCCTTACCACCTATAAAACTTGCAGCATTCTGTGTGTCTCGTTCCATTTTTTGTTGTGGTGTTAGTTCGGAACGTGGAGCATTATCAATCTGTTGTTCGTTTGTTGGTTGTTGGTCATTTAAACCTTCAAGTTTATATCCGCGAGCAACTAAACCATTTACTATTTGTTCTGGTGTTATTCCTTTTGGTGCGTTTTCTATTATTACAGCAACCTTATCTTTAGTTAAAAAATTATTATTTTCCATATTATTTCTTTGGTAAACTTTTCTTTGGTAAACTATTTATATAATCGCTTACAGCACTTCCACTAGAAGTTACTTGTGTAACACTATCTAGATATGAACTTAATATGTCTGGTTTGTACGCAGAACCAGCAGCCTGTATGCTATTTTGTAAAACAGCGTCACGAGTTGCTTTTTTTTGAGATATGACTTCTTGGCTATCTCCATATTGTGGAAAATAAGTAATTCTAGCATCTGCAAATTCTGTTGGACTTATAGCCGCACCAGACTCTGGTCGTAATTTTGCTGTAATAAAACTACGCATAGCCTGTGCTGCTTGTTGTTCTACTGGTGACAATAAACTATTAGCTAATGGAGAATTGCTATCTATTAGTTTATATTTTGCATAACCCATATTTATAAATGTATCAGTATTACTCTCTATAACTTGATTTGCTTGTGCAATACGAGTAGCATAACCAGCATTTTTAACTTGGGTATCTGTTGGTGGTTTTATTCCATTTCCACCTAATTCTTGAGACGCTTTAGCAATTTGTAGGTTTTTTAATTGCATATCAAGTTTATCTGCTTTAGAAAGTAGATAATTACTTCCAACCGAAGATGTTATATCAGCAATAGATGTTGCAGACTGTATTTTATTCAATACACTTTGTGGTGCATTGTTACTTATAGCATTTGCAAGTGCATCTTTTTGGAAATTAGATAGTGCGTCAATTTGCTTCATAGCAACCTGACTTTTAATCTGTTGAACTGCTGATTGTTTTTTCTCGTCTGCTGTTAGAAGTGGTTGTATTGTTTCCAACATAGCATCATATTGCTTTATTTGTTCCTTATATGGTGCATATTTAAGGTCTACAGCGTCTTGTGCGGTTTGTCTTGCAAGTTCTATATCACCCTGTTTAGCAAGAACCTGTGCATTTAATACACCTATTTCAGAGTTTTTTAATGCACGAACTATTGCAGCATCTCCAGCAAGTTTTTGTTGACCCATTTGAGCAAAAGGAAGTAATGTGTCTCTATTCTCTTGAGCGCGCATATCTGCTACAAGTTTTACATCATCTTGCTTTATTTCTGCTTGCTTTTGAAGTATTTGAGAATTTAGATTTTGATATTCTTGAAGTTTTTGTTGGTAACCAACTTTTGCCAGTTCATCTGCTTTAGCTTGCGTTTCTCCGATTAAACCCAGCTCTGCCAGAAGTTTTTTATTTATTAATTCTTTCTGTGCAGTTTGGCTAGCTGTATCCTGTGTTGCAATTATATCAGAAATAGCTTTATCTGCTATACCTAATTGTAGTGTTGGTGTTGTGTTTATTGGTGCGGGTGGGACATTAATTGGATTTACATTACCTATATTTGTAGCAGGAACATTCACATCTGTAGGTGGTGTTGTGACTAGTGGTGTAGTAGTTTGTGTTTGTTGTCCTGGAAGTTTTAATGTAGAACCAGTTTTTATAAGATTAACATTTGAAAGATTATTTAACTTTGCCAAAGTAGCAACATCTGTATTATTTGCTTTTGCTATATTTGTTAAATTGTCGCCCGCTTTTATAGTGTAGTCCATTGTATTAATTATATCATTTTTATTTTATCAACCCAAGTGTTTGTAATCTTGTTTCTAATTCTGCAACTCTTGTTTTTAAATTATTTATCATTGACTGTTCTGTTGCTGTATATGTTGCACCCGCTGTACTTGCTGTACCCGTAGTCAGTGCTGTCTGTGGTGCATTTTCTATTGCTTCACTGGCTACAAGTTTCGGTGCATCTGTTCCATTGTGTGTATGTATGTTCATATTACCAAATTTTTACGCTTATAAGATTTATATTATTTCCATACAGTGTATTCTGTGCTTGGTCTAATTCTATCTTTAATTGGACATATTCCGCATCCACAATACCACATACATCTTCAAATGATATTATTCCACCTATTGTAGAGTATCCCCAAGTATTTATAACTGTGTAATCCTCTTTTGCATTTTTACGATATGAAATGCGTATATTTTGACCACTAACTAATGGGTTAGCAAGTTCAAATTGTATATGTTCAAAAGATTTTTTATGGTTAAAATCACCAACTTTAACGAGTGGTGTTTCTATAATTCCACCATAAGAATTGTACATAACATAGTCAGATGTATCTACACCGCATGTTGCATCATTTGCAAAACCTATTTTTGTTATTTGGTAGGTTTTAGCATTAACAAATCACATTTTAAATGCAGTTGGTGTGCTTTCTGTTCCAACAGTAGCAGAAGATGTTAAAAAATAAGAAACAGGATTACCTTGTGTGGTTAAATCAATTTCATATATACCAACTGATGAAAGATTACTTAAACTACCACTTAAACCAACTAAAAGGTTACCTTTTGGTGAAATATCTAGGGCATTTGCGTAAACAGTTGAACTGTAATTTATGCCTATTGAAGTATATGGAAGTGTAGTTAGTTTTTGATAATTAGTTCCGTCTGTAACATATATATTACCCTGTGTTCCAGCACTAACATATAGTTTATTAGCGTGTTGTTTAATTGCATTTATACCATTTTCTGAAAATATAACAGGTAAATCAGCAAGACCTGGATTTCCAAGTGTTCCAGCTTGTCTATTCCAAGAATAAATACGAGATATTGGATAATTTCCACGTTCATAATATGAATTACCACCGTGTGTACCCATAACTATTTTAGTTCCAAATTCTTCTAAACAAGATACATTTTGTCCATCTGGTAAGTCTAGTGTTGCAGAAGTTGAAACTGTAGGTGCAACACCAACTGTTCCTGATGATGTAACATCTTTTTTAAGTACAGTATTTCCGTTACCTATATATAAATAATCATCTTGTCCAACTAATATTGGTGCATTGTAGTATTGAGTTACACCACCAACTGTATTGTAGCCAGTATCTACACGAAACCATTGAGCATTTATACTATCTAGTGGTCCGTAAGCATCTAAAACTGTTTGATAACGACACCATAAATAGTTTTTATATATCTTTATATCGTAAGTAGCACCCAAACCCGATTGTATAGCTATACCATTTTTGTAACAAGCACCACTTCCAGTTTCACCAGTTAATGTATATGTATTTCCATAAATATCATAAACTTCTGCTATTGGTAGTGCTGTTGGTGTTACTGTTGTGTCTGGCGTTGCACGATTTTTTAATTTAGCAATACCCTTGTTTTCAAAAACATCTACATTTTTAAGTAGTCCAAATCCATAAATGGGGTGTTTTACCATTCCTTTATACCATTCATTGAATTGTAATACTCCGTTTTTATCCATAATATTATGCTTCTGCTTCCCAAAGAATTTTATAAGTTCCAGTCGGAGAACCAGATTTTGTCCAAGTAATAATTATATTTGTTGCGTCAAATGTTATGACACCTGTTTGTGTATTTGTATTTGTATTTGTTTCGTTTAATACAAATGTGTTTGTTGCTAATCCATTAATACTATTCGTATGTCTTGATATATAACTAGCAGTTGTTCCATTATAAATACCTATTGCTATTAAAGTATTATATGGTGTACCAGCAGTAGACATAGCAACTGCTGTTAATCTAACTTTTTTAGGTATTGAACCAAGTCCGTGTGCAATATTTTGAGTGGTAGAAGCATCGGAAGCATCTTTTATTGTATCACCATTATTAAAAACTCCCTTAAATGGTAAATTTGTTAGGTTAGAACCATCTACTGCTGGTAATTTTGCAGAACCATCGAGCTTAACTATATTATTTGCACTTGTTCCACTATTTACTGAAATAACACCACTTGAAATTGTAAGACCAGATGTTGCAGCGTCAGTTAGACCCTTGACTACACCCTTAGTTGCATATGAAGCATCGGAAGCAGCTGGGTTTGCTATCCATTCAGGTATACCACCACTAGAAACGTCTAATATTTGACCAACTGTACCTATTGGTAAACGAGTAAATGTACCACCTGAATTACGATAATACAAATCACCTGTAGCATCAGAACCAACATTTATTGCTGGAGAAGTTAGTGTTTTATTTGTAAGTGTTTGTGTAGTATCAGTACCAACGATGGTTGTATTGGCGTCCGGTACAGTTAGTGTACGGGTTGTACCAGTTGTAACACCAGATACTTGAAGTTTTACTTTTTTTGTTGTATCTGCATCATCTACAACAGCAAAAACGGTATCTGTTGGATTTTGTAAGTTTTGATATGTTATCTTCTTTGTTTCGTTTGCACTTGTATCAACTACAGGAATAACATCTGCAACATCTATTGTTGAGTTTGTTAGACTATTTAGTTGTGATATTTTCTGGTCTGCCATATATTAATTCTTTGTTTGGTTAGTCCACAATGACTGTGATGAACCTGTTTGTTCTAATACTATTTTACTGCCTGTTTCTAATAATAAATAACTTAAACTCTCTAGTAGCATATAATCTATCGGGTGTTTAAATTGTTCTGTCCACGTTGTCATATTATCTTGGGTTTCTTATTCTACTAATAAGTCTTGGTTTGTAGTCTTTCAGTCTCTTTGAATAAAAATCTTGTATATCTTTTTCCATTTTTATCATATCTCTTTCCAGTGTTTCTGTTTTATTTAATCCTTTGGCCTGTGCGTATTCATACTGTGCGAATAAAGATATATATTTATGAAATTGACCAGCAAAACCAGGTTCTTTTGTTGTATCTGTAGTGGTAAAGTATGAAGATTTACGCTTAAAATAAACCTTTATACCAGCTGTGTAAGAATAATTTGGTACAACATCTAAGAACATTGAGTTTCCAATAATATTATATCTATATGGTTGACCTGTATTTCCAGTCTGATTTTGTACATAAGAACTAACACCCTGGTCGTGAATATCTATGTTATAAATTTCATGGAAATTACCATTTGGGTCTGCAACTAAAACTTTTACAATTTCCAAGAAAGAACTATCAAAAGAATAGTCCTGTTGTCCACTTATTAAATTGGTTGTTGCAATGGGTAAACTTGTTTGATTTATATCATCAAATTGCCATCGATTATCTGATTTTAAAATTATTGAAGATACTTTATCTAGACCTAAATTACACGCTCTAGTAACTTCTGTTATAGGGTAGGAAACGGAATTAGCATTTATTTTAAAATAAATGTCTTGTACGATACCTTGATTAGTTGTTGTGTCTGAGAAAACCATTTGTTTTTTACAACGCCACAACTCGCTATATATATTATATTATATCTAATAATTAAGTGCAAGCACTTTCCGCTACATTCTAGTTGTGGATAGAACATAGCGGAGAAAGCTCACGCTAACTCCATTAAATTATTGTTTCTTTGAACGATATGTTGCCTTAAAATCTTCAACATGATTAAATATTCTACCTATTATTATACCATTTTCTACAGAAACCCCCTCATAATCATCAAATTCATCTGTTAGAAATGGTTTCATTACCTTTCTAGTAAGTGGTATTATTTTATCATTATACTTTTGTGCGTTTATAGCAATTTTATTTCGCTTTTCTTCTAGTTCGTCTTTTTTAATCTTCAATTCATCGTACTTTTCCTTGTATTCACTTGGTACATTCTCTGAAAGTCTATTTGATACTTCTTTATTTAACGCATCCATTTCTTCCCGTAATTGATTTGCACGTTCAGTAAGGTCTTTTGCTTTAGCATCAAGGTCTGTTATATCAACAAGTTTTTCTGCTTCAACTAACTTATCATCAATTTCCTTCATATCTTTCTCTACCGCTTCAATTTCTTCTGAAACAGCACGACCCTCACTTATCAAAGCACCTTTTTTCTCTATAAAGTCTTTTAGTTTATCATTTTGTAGTTCTATTTTTCGCATATATTATTTATATAAGGTTTTATAAGCGTCTTTCCATTTATAAGCATTTTTATGTATGTCGTAGTTTTCCAATACATAGTCGTGTGCTTTTTTACCAATTTCACGCCTTAATTCCTTGTTAGTTATTAATTTTTCTATCTGTTCAATCCATTCTTCAGTAGTGTTTGCCAGTAGTAGATAATCTTTATCTTTAGGATTTTGTTGGTATGGGCTATCCCCTGTTGTAAATGCTTGGCATATACTTGGTATTTCCAACATTGAGTTTTCAAGGAACTTAAGATTTGATTTACATCGGTTAAAGTAATTATTAGCTCTTGGAATTATAACCATATCTAGTTTTAAGTCATTTAGTGTTTCGTAGTAGTCCTCTGCTGGAACAAATGGTTGCCATTCTATATCTACACTATCCCAAAATTTATATTCTTCACTGTATAATTCTCGTGTTATTTTATCGTCTTTTGCTGGTGGAAGTGAAAAAAGAACTAATTTTACACGCTTATCATTTTTATAGTGATTTATAATCGGTGTTAAAACCTCAACATCACTTGTAATACCAACAGAACCAGTTACACCTATTCTTACAACATCGTCTTCATTTCTTAATGGTTCCGGAAAGTAAAACGGGTCTATATAGTTTGGTAAAACAATTACATTTGGATTTATTTTACGATATTCATTTGCAAGGAATTCAGTTGAGCAAGTAACCAAATCTGCTAATGCTATAAATTCATCTGTATGGTCATTTAGCTTCTTTAAACCCTGTTTCATACGTTCTTGGTCTATAAACTCGTTAAACTTAAATCCACCATCATCTTTAACAGTATCGTCATTATCAAATACAATTTTTTTACCCGCTTCTTTTAGAAGTTTGGCTAGTTCTATTTTACCTTCACGTTGTGGTCTGTGAAACACCACTATTTCAGAAGCATTAGCTGCACGAGCTTTATTTTCAGGTGTCATTCGGTATGCAATAAATGTAGTTCTATCCCCATCCCAACCATTTGCTTGTAGTGGAAATAAACATCTAACATTATAGCAACCATCTAATGAACTGCCGACAAAAAATACTTTCATATTATAATTTACTTAAAATTTCTGCGACCTTTTTCTCTACTATTTCGTCGATTTTAGACGCTAATTTTGCTTGAATTATACTTTCTACCTTTTCTGAAAAAGAATTCGTCTGTGGGCTTTGTGGGGCTTCTGGTTGGGTGTTTACAGTTGGACTATCAACTGAAGATGTAGGTTCTGGTATATTTGCTTCCAAAATCTGTTTTGTGTCTTTATCTATTATGTTTCCGCTAGTATCTATACGAACGGAAGTTTTCTTTATATTTGGTGATAATATTACGTTTCCCATAATTGTTTCCTGTTTTATGGCTAATATGTCTCGAACAGGAGTGACTATTAGCCATAAACAATTAATTTAATAATTGATGACTATGCAGCTGTCATAATACAGATACCTGCATTATCACGGTTTTCTATTGTACCAAACAATAGGTCTGCTGTTGTCAAAGTTGTTAGGTATTCAGGAACGTAGTGTGATTGAACACGAACTCCGTATTTACCTGTCATACCAGAACTCAATGAGTTTGCACCTAGTGGTGAAGTTGCCCAGTGTAGAGCATCTTTGTGTGCAAGAGCATTATAGCGACCAGTTGTACCAGAAACATATTGAATGTTGTTTGATACATATACTGGAATACCATAAAGTGTTGCTTTAGGTGTCTTTGCTGTTGGGTCATTAACTGGTGAGTTAATTGCTAGAGAGAACTTGTCGATGTTTTGTATCTGTTTCCAGAATACGTTTGGAGAAACAAAGAATGCAACATCTGAAGTTGTATCTATACCAACTGCTTCAAGTTGAGCAATAGCTGAACGGATTTCACTATCTGCAAGGTTTGTAGTTGAAGCACCAACTGTTCCTGAAAAACCAGAGAATAGAGATGCTAGTGCAACTTCCAATTTCTTTGCCATTGTGTAACCTGCATTCATAGCATACTTTTCTTGTATGTAGTATGAGTGCTTAACTTGTGCATTTTCACGGTCTTCGATTGCGAATGACACTTCGTACCATTGGTCTACAGCTAAAGTGATTTTAGTATCTGTAGGGGCATTTAGAGTAACAGCAGTAGCGTTGGTTTTACTATTCGCTGTCATTTCTGTCATATTTGGTGTGTAAAGTGTTGAACCTCCGTCTGCCAATTCTGATGAACGGTCTGTGAAGAAGTCAGCAATCATTAACTTTAATTTGAAAAAATCATTTATTCTTTCGCCCCAAAGTAAAGGGATACTTGTTGCAAGTGTTGTATTACTTGCTGATGTGGTTGGGAATGCCATATTTTTAAACTAATAATTTATTTATTAATATTAGTTGATAGTTAACCCATTATCTTTTTAAACGCTTCCATATGTTGTTCACGACTTGAACCGCTTTCTATGCCTGTTATTGTTTTGTCGGGAGTATCTTTAGAACCCTTTGAAGCACCAAGTTTAGCGTCTTCTTTCCGTTGTTTTTCTTTCAAGTCTCCTTGATAGATAACAAACAGTGGGTCTTTAATAGCTTCTATAAGAGATATACTCTTACCTTTTGAAATAACTTTAGCTTGTTCTATTTCTTCATCGGTCAGTCCACGAGCAATCAGTTTGAGTTCGTCTGAAAGTTCTGGGGGTGTATTAATTGGCTTCTGTGTTTCAGTTTTAGCTACTTGTTGAGACTTACGTTTCGCTATAGCTTGCCACTTTAACGCTTCTGCCTTCCAGTCTACTTGTTCAGTATCTGGTGTGGTTTCAGTTACTTCTGTAACTTCTTCCGTTGTAGTTTCATTTTCATCCAGTTCTACATCTGGAGTATATTCATCATTTTGCATAGTTGATGTTCTAGAATTGTTTAGTCCTATTTATCAGGTTGGATTTCCCGTTATTAAAAGTATGTTTTGGTCGGACATATAACCGAGATTTTATTTAGATGCTCCACGAGTTAGCATTTTTGTAAAACCCTTCTTTACTTTCTTTGATTTTGGTTCTGCAAACTTTACGTTTTTAGTCTTTTTCATGTTATTTTTTCTTTGCTTGATGTTTTTACTTATTGTTTTTTTTGAGTAACCCTTTTTTAATGGCATATTATTCTGAATGATTAACGCTTGTAATTTTCTTTTCGACTTTGAACATATTGTCTATTTCATCTAAAGCACATTTTATTATTTCGTGTGCTTCTGCAAAACCAGAAACATCTTCTTTCTTCATCGCCTTAGAGATTAGTTTTCGTTCCATTGTGGATTGAATATAGTCTCGTACGGCATTAAGTGTCTGTTTATCTTGTGAAAGTTTTATTAGTATTTCCATAATTATTGTTGTGCTGCTGGTAATACAGATGCTGTTTGATTTTCAAGTGCAGATTGTTGTTTTGGAACATTTACAGATTTTGTTGGCGTTGTCTGTTGTGTTGGTATTTCTGGTATTATATCTACTCCCGATATTTCAAGTATTTCATTGAATATCTTTAGTAATGTTGGGTCTTGCAATAACATCGGATTTCCAGCAACCTGTGAAAGTATTGTAGATAATGTTTGTAGTGTCGCTTGTTTATTACGGGTTTCACCAGTAATATCTATTGTTATCTTTTCTTCAAAATCTTTAAAGTAGTCTTTTGGTATATCAATATATCTACGTTTTCCGTCTTGTGATATAAATTGACTATATGCGTCTATTGCAGATTGATAGTCATCAGAGTTTACTATTTTTCCAGATAATACTGCTTCTTTAACACGATTATTTGCTTCTGACACTGCAAATGATTTATCTATTTGTTTTAATTCGTCTATTGAAAAATCAGATGCGAGTATGTGTTCCTTGTTTATGTTTTTAATAAGATAAGGAATAACCCAGTCAGTAAGAACTTCTACCCAGAATATACCCGCTTCCTCACGTCTATAGTCAAAGAATGATGATGCCTGTGCAGACTGTATTGCAACTGAACCAAGTGGAGTATTACTTGGAAGTGCCTCACCAGTAACAGCTTCAAAAGTATTTGTTGCACGTTCATATTGAGTATTCCAACGCTCAACTGTGTTTTGGAATTGTGGTAGTGAGTTTGGTGTAAGATTAAACATATTTGCATCAGCACCATCTTCAAGTTCAAAAACTTGTCCAGTATCGGCATCAGTTAAAATATTATTACCAAATTGTTTTGAGTTTGTTTTTATAAATACCTTACCCGCCAAATCCATCACATTTTTTTCAGCGATAACAGCGTCATTTGTCCACATCTGTGCTTCAAAACCATCTTCAACAATACCAATACCAAGTCCACGACCATAAACATTATCCCAAGCTAAATATTTATAAGGATTTTCTTCTTCCTCTTCTTCCCATAATTTAACTTGTTTACCGCTTTCTGTTCCAGCTATAATAAACATCATTTGTTTATATAGATTCGGATTTCCGTTTTCCTTAATATATGACTCAGGAAATTCTCCGTGTATTTCTAATACGGGTGTTTTCTTTTCAGAACCCTGATTTTGATTTCCCTTAACACCACGATTTTTTGTGGCAAGTTTCATTGCTTCTTCTACATTGTTCCAAATACCAATTTTCTTTGATAATTCAGATGGGGACATATAGTGAACTTCAATTATAACACCACACTCTATATCAGTTTGGTCAGTTATAACGTTTTTCCATTGTACTAATTCTATTTCAAGGTGTTTCTTTCCGTCTTCATCTTTTTCTATACATTTCTTAATTAAAGCACCACCGTATTTTGCACGATTTTTACCAAAATCATTTAATAGTTTTGAGAAGTCTACTTCTTTAAACCAGTTTTTCAGTTCGTGGTTTAACAACATTGAACGAACTCTATCCTTTGGGTCATCTGAATAGACACGAACATCTTTAACATCTAAATCAGTTGCACGAGTAGCAACATTTACTCTAAACTTTGAAATATTATAAAAAGGTTTGACACGACCAAGTTCATCAGTCTGTCCATTTATATATTGTGAGTTCCAATAAAACTCTATTTTCTTTAGTGTTTGATATTGGTTATAATTAAGACCGTCTACTATTTGTATAGACTTGTTGTTATATGAACTGATAATTTCATTTACTTCTTTAAAAATTTGTTTATCCATTATTGTTGGTTGCACCACAACACACAACAATTATTTATAATATAATTATACATTGTAACAAAACACAATGCAACTATTCCACTTGGTTTGTTCTCATTTTGTGTCTATTAGCAATTCCCTGTGCTTTAATTTCTATACTTCTTTGGTCTTGTGGCTTCTTAAACTCAAAAAACATACGCATCATCATCATATCTGATACATCTGGTGAACGACCTATATGTTCTTTCATTTCCTCTTTTGAAATTATGGCTAATTTACCATCATTGTCCTTATTCTTCTGTCGTATAACAGATAAGTCTATTCTCAATGTTTCTTTAACTGTTTCATCTTTTACTGCTATTTTATGGTTATTTATATATTCTGCCAAAGTGAAATAGCATTGATTTCTCAAGTTTAAATAGTTTGCTGGTACAAACTTGTATGTTCTACTATCCCACACTGGAAACGGAACGCTATTACCCATAAAACCTTTAGCACCTTGTAATAAATCCAATACCCCGCCACCAATTCCATCTTCATCAATAATTATCTGTGAAAATGGAACTCTGTAATCACTTGCAATTCTTTTTATTTCACTTGCTACTTGGTCTATTGCGTATTTTTCAAGTGTCCATACTTTTGCCAGTTCTAGTCCGTTCCACAAACCAATTCTAGTAGTATCTTTTCCAAAGCGTGCTATGTCAGCAGATATGAACTTAGTTTCTGTATTTACTGTATTTGTCCACAAATCTTCAAAAGCATCATTTCGTATTAAAATAGTTGGGTCGTCATCATATTCAAAATTACCAAACAATAAACGTTCTTTCGTTATTAAATCAGAGTTTTGTAATTGTTCAATATATTCCCTTGATGTATATGGATTGTCATTTGGTAATGCTTGTAGGAATTTTCTATATTCTGGTAACTTTCCATCTTTCCATAGTTTAAAATACCTAGAATAAACATGTCCTTTATCCGGGTTAAATGTTTCTAGTAATTTAGGTTTAAAATTTCCACGTCTACCTAAACGTGTTTTTAGTATTTCAATGGCTTGGTATGGTATTTCGTTTGCTTCGTCTATAAAAGCACCTGTGAGTTCTAGTCCTCCAAGTCTTGTATATAACGGGTCTGATGGCTTATAACCCAAGTCTAAAAAGAATATTTGTGAACCGTTACCGAAGGTTAATATATTATTTTGCTGGTTGTATTGATAATGCTTTTCTGTAATACCAAACTCTTTAAACACTTTAAACAAAGTTAGTATTGTGGTTCTTTTGAGGTTTGTTAGTTCTTTACGACCTACTAACCAAGCTGTGTCTGGGTTTGCTAAACACATACAAGTTATCCATACACAACCTAAATACGATTTCCCGCCACTCGCAGCACCTCCATACCCAATTTCAGTAGTAATATCATCTGTTAGATATTCCCATGCTTCAAATTGTTTTTTGCTTGGTTTAAAATTAATCTCCATTTGGTTTTACTATGTTAATTATAGCTCCTTGTAGTGTCTCACCGTTAGATGTAATATCTGTTTCTTGTTTCTGCATTGGTTTTCCATATACTCTATCCATTAAATCCTTATATAATCCTTCAAATCGAGCATCTCCTTTTAACATCTTTTCAAGTCCTATCTTTATGATGTCTTGCTCTGTAAGTTCCTCTCCAGTGTTTTTGTCTTTTATTCTTTTGATTGCTTCTTTGAAGTCTGTATAGAAGTCTCGACTTCCCTTTGGTCTGCCACCAAGTTTGTTTCCTTCCACGAATTTACCTGTTATAGGGTCTCTTCCCGAATTTATTCCGTTTTTTTCGGTGTCTTTTTCCATAAATGAGT